ACTAAACCCACCAATACCAGAAAACAGATCAAGTAATCGCATCGCCATCTCATAGTATCTCCCTAGCCAAATAACAAAATGTTGGTAAATCTATGTCAGCTACATATCGTTTATCGTAGGTCTTTTCTAATTGCACAAAAGCTATCGGAACTCTTACTCTGATTGGTAATCTGTCAAACTTATAAACCAAAATAGGAATTTTCCTAACAAGGTCAGATGCAGTACAAACCTGTTCCCACCACTCATCTTTTGGCAAATAACCTTTGGCATATCTTTTACACTCTATGCAGAATGGCCAACCAGGATCGCTACTTATTAAATCGCCATGATCGGCAGTCCTGGTCTGTTCTAAATTTCTATGTAATTTGATACCTAATTCGTCATCTAAAAGACTTGCTATCTGTAATTCAAACCTAAGACCCTTGTTGCGTGAATTAGTCAATTAAACCACCTCTATGAACAAAAGTTGGCTTTCTAACTACTCTGCCATAATCTACTTCTTTAGCTGCTCTAGGATCATCTTTGAAAGCATCTGGTGCTTCTTCTTCTGGATCAACAGTACGTTTTATAAATTCATCTTGAATTTTTTGTTGTTTTCTTTTTTCTCTTAAAATTCTTGCCCTACATTCTTTACAGGTTGTTTGATAGCGAATACGATCAAAAGCATCTCTGAACATACCAAACATACTTAAATCTTTTTTGGCTCTGCAAATTTTACACTTTTTATTCATTTACCACCTATCAGCTTTGATAATTGTGGAAATCGCAACACCATTTTTTCGATAGTTGCCAAGTTTGGTGACTGCTTATTATGTTTCCATCTCCATAAAGTAGAATAGTTAACTACTCCATTTAATTCTAATGATGCTTTGTAAATATTACCAAAAGTATATTCAAGCGCATCTATAATCAATTTATTTGTTTCGTTTGACATAATTTTTCTAATAATTCTATTTCTTTGGTATCAATGTTGTCTTTACTTTCTCGCCATCTTTGCATAACTTCCCAAGCAAAATTACCATAATCTTCTTTTGTCATTGGGATAGCTATTGTTTGTTTGTCTATGCAAACCTTCAAGCAATTAGCTATAGGGATTACATAGACATTATGTTCTCTACTAAAGGTCACTTAATAGTTCGACCCACTAGGGGCATAAGGATGTTGTCCAGACGTTGTGCCGTAGTCACCTTGCCCTGTTGGTGGTGGTGGATTGTTTCCTTGTTGGGGAAAGCCCCCACCAGTTGATTGTGATGCTTGTTGATAGGGATTTGGTTGAAATCCACCACCTTGAGTATTTGCTTCTCCTGGCTTTTGACCTTTTGGTAAGGCAACCATTTTTCCCTGTTTTTGTGGTAACATATTTAATATAAATGTAGGTTCATATTCATTTTTCTGTGGATTTGGTGGAAGTATTACACCAATCAAAGATGCGTATTCTGGCTTGTAACCTTTTTGTGGGTTACCTTCTATAAAATAAATGTTTTGTTGCTGATTTATCATTTCAATAATCTTTCTCTTGTCATGTTATATGTTTGATTATAAAGGTTAGCCAGTAGTTGATTGTCATAAAAGACCCGTATTTCATTGCTATGTCTATTTTGAAACGGCTCTATATTAGCCGTAGGGTCACCTAAAAGGTATCTAATATCTGTAAGACCATTTAAGTAACCAACAATGATGTTAAAAGCAGCTTCTTGTACTGCAACACCATTGTTATTCATGTATCGGTCATAAGCTATAGTTGTGATCTTAGTCCACTCTAGTAACTCAGCCGTATTCTTTATTGTTCCTGCTGCACAAGCCTGTTGCACAACTCCAGTTGTAAATATGTTCCTTGAATCAACAGGTGGTTTCTGAAAAGCCATTAAAAACCCTCTGGATAAATAGCCCAAGCTAATATGTAAATCACATAAAATGAGCCAAATAATGCTAGACAACTAAATAGTTGACCTAACCATATAAGTGCATTTTTCATATTTCTACTCCCCATATTGTCATTATTTCTTTTAAAACTTCTTCATCAAAATCATTCCAAACATAGTGCATGAGATTTAGTGGTGCATACATAGCAAAAACTCTTGGATCGTTAGATATTTTTAGTAAGTTTTGCCTTGCCCTAGCTGATATTCTCATTGTTTCAAAAGCTTGTTTAAGTTCTTTGTGTCTCAAAAATTCTGTGTTGTTTTCATCAAATATTGTGTATTCAAACGCATTAGCTATGACTAATTTTGGTGGCTTTTGTGCTGCGTTTGTATATGTAGCAACTTGACGTAAATGTGCTTTAGAAGGTGTCTCTGTTTTGCTAGGCTTTCTAAGTCTAAGTGATCCATCTTTGTTAAATAAACCACTAGCCGTAGACCATTGTGTTTTGATTTCTATAATTGAATTTTTTGTAGTTACATCAACATAACCACCCATAGCAAGGTCAATACCTTTGCCTTCACCTTTTACAAGTTCTTGAAAGTCAGTTGCTTCTACGTTCATTTTACGAAAAGCAGAAAGTAAGTTAGTTACTACATCTTGAAACTGACCTATACATACATTTTTTTGATGAACATCTTTGTCATTGATAGGGTGGTGTTGTTCTAATACGTTTTGCCAATGCTCCCTAGCTTCTTGTTCAGCTTTGCCTTTCATCATATCTACAAGACAAGACTCAACTGCACTACCTGATCTCATTTTAGCATTAGGTGGTGGCATTTTATCAGGCTCTAAACCATAAACATATTTGATGTTGAACCAATCCATAGGGCAGTTTTCAATGTCCATCCTTGATGGAAACCACATATCGATGAGTGTATCACTTGTATGTAAATTGGTCATATTTTCCTTATAATATGCGAATACGAATAGTGTCAATTAAAAACAAAAAATTATGCAAATTAGCATACTAATAATATAAACTTTGTTCTATTACATCTCCGATATCATCATCATCAGCTTCAATTAAATGTCCATAAATATTCATAGTTGTTGCCAAATCTTTGTGTCCTAATTGTTTTGGTATCCATTTAAAAGATTTTTTTTCTTTCATAGCTATCTCAATGATTACACTAGCATAGTAGTGTCTCAAAGAATGTACACAACCTTTCCAATCAGACTGTTTGCCAATGATTTTAAGTGCTTTTTTTATGCCACCTTTTACAAGACCATTATGTGTTCTAGGCTTATTTTTCTTTTTCTTGCTAGGAAATAGCCAATCTCCACCATTTAAACCAATAATATAAGATTTAATTCTTTCTACTGACTTTGCACCAATATAAACAAATCTTTCTTGTTCTCCATTTTTTAGTTCATTGTATTTAATACCATATCTAGTTTGCACTCTTGTGATTTTTACAAAAGGCTTTGGTGAATTAAAAAAGAAATCACTAGCTTTTAATGGGCTAACCTCACTTGATCTAAGCCCTAATGAGCATAGGTGAGTGAATAAAGCATTGTCAGGGCTACAATACTTATCAACGGCTTGTAAGACTTCCCTAGCAAGTTCTTTGTTAGGACACCATACTTGTTTCTTAGGTCTACTAATTTTAGCCTTTTTGCTTTCAGATGGATTTATATTAAAGTGCTTCCTATTTTCATTATATATATAAGTTATGGCACTTTTAAAAACACTATAAATATGAACAATGGTTGTAGCTGATACATTGTGCTTTGTTCTTTTAAGTGTTTTTAATATTTTATCCATCATGTGATCGTCTAAATCTAATATCTTGTAATCAATTAGAGGTTTATCATCGACCATAAAAGGTGAATGTTCATTAGCTAAATGATTATTTATATAGCCTAAATAGTTTCTATAGCTTGTAGGGGCTACATTCTGCTTTGCATAAGGCAAGAAACTGTCAAAAGCATCTTTAACAGTTAGATTACTTTTGTTTGTTACCTCTGAAAATTTACCAAGTTGCATTAGCTTTTTTGTTAAGGCTTCTTCAGTTTTAGCAAATGCTATTTTCTTACCATTTTTTCTAAAATAATAAACATTATTAGCCTTATCATAGGAATATTTAACTGACATCATCTTGCTCCCTTGTTGATACATTTAGATATAAATTGAGCCACTAATTCTTCGTTGCTTTTCATTTCAAAAATCATTTGATGCTTTGAAAAAAGAACAGCTTGACACATTTGATCGAAAACACTCTGACCAATAGTTGTCTTTAACAAATATAAAAAATCTGATTTTTTCATGTTATGATGCTCTTTGTAGTTTTTTTAAAACATCATTGGTAAAATCTCTCTCATCTTGGTTTGGTTGCATACCATCAACTGCTATCCATTGAATCAAACCATCAGTAATTTTACCTGTTTTTTTGTTGGTTTTATAAGTTGCTTTTTGCATCCAAAAACCACTAGCTTTTAGAGATATGCCACTTTCATGTGGTCTTGTATATGTAATTACACATTTGTAACCCATAGCAAAACAAGCTGCTTTAGCTTTACCAAGAAGAAAACTAGCAACATCTTTGCCACCTTTTGTGCAGAGCCTTCTAATCTCTACATGATCCCTTCTTCTGTTCCATTTAGAAGATGGCACATCAACTGTAGCAACACCCAATAGGTTATTGATATCAAACCCAATAGAATTACTGTCTTTTATATCCACAGCACCAATACTGAATTTATGTCTTTTAAGTGGCTCTGAATGTCTGTGATTTTCAGACACAAAACCTTGCGCTTCACTTAGCGACAATTTTACGTTTGTAAGTTTCATAAAGGTCTCCTAACCAGTTTTTATTTACAATTTTTATTGTATGCGAAAACGCATAGTAATGCAAACAAAAAAAGAATGTTTTTGAAAAACCTGTTACACTTTAAACTCTACGTCTTTTAGCCATCTTGTTTGTTTTGACTTTTTTAACCATTTTGGTTTTCTTTTTCTTTGGCTTCATAGAGCCATAACCTTTACCCATAGGCATAATATATCTCCTTAGTTGTTAACATTTCCATCTGCGTCTTGCAGCCTTCCCTCTTGGCCCTTTCCAATTCCTAGACCTGGCACAAAAAGACTTTCTTCTAGCAGCAGCTTTACTGCCTGGTTTAACTTTACCTGTAACTGGTGCTTTTAAATTACTGCCTGTAGCACGATTGTATTTAGCCCTACCTTTTGCAGTAAGACCACCACCTTGCTTAACTGATAGCTTTTCACCTCTACCAACAGATAAATTGACTGACTTTTTTTTCTTACGTTTAGATTGAGCCATGTAAAGCCCTCATACGTTTGACAAGCCTACCTGCTCTGTTTGGCACTTGTTTATACCAATTTGAGTCAATCATCTCATCAGCAGCTTTATTCCAATCTCTATTATCTACACCAGACTTCATGCCTACAAATTTGCTTAGTCGAGGATAACCAAGATTAAACATCATGTTTGCAATAATTAATTTTGCTTCTTCTGGTAAATAATCAAAGTCATCATACAACTTTTTACAATCATTTATTACAGTCTCAATGTCTTTATCAAACCAAGCACTAACTTGTTCATCTGGTATCTCAACATCAACTTGCAAATACTTCTCATCATCCCATTCTGTAATCATGTGGCCAATACCACCTGTAACCACATTTTCGCTGCAAAAGTAGGTAATGTGATTGCCTTTGTCGTTCTTCTTTACACCCTCATCAGCTTCAAGTTCTTTTCTTAACTGCTCAATATCCATGATCTTACTTTCTTTTTCTAGCTTTAGCCTGTGCAGTTTTGGATAGTTCTCTCATGTGAAATAATGGTTTTGAAGATTTAGTATGTGTCTTACCAGAATGTAACTTGCCATTAGGCATCCTGTGCATACCACCTTTGTGTTCTGTACCATCTCTAAAATAATGCTTTACACCTTTTGCCATTACTTTTTCCTCTTTTTCTTTTTGAGTTTCTTGAAATCTGCCCCTGTAATTTTGTTTCTTGGTGGGGCTGTTCTAGCTAGTTTTTTTTGCTTTGGAGAATATTTACTAAATGGCATTATCTTTTCCTCTTTTTAAGTATGGTTTTTACTTTACCTTTAGGATTGGCACGTTTGCGTTTTACAGCCGACCTTATCTGTGCCTTAGTCATAGTCTTAGCTTTTGCAGATGGAACACACTTAGGATAACCTCTCTTACTGCCTTTGGCTTTGCTACGACCACATTTCTCATAACCACCACCCTTTTTAGGCGCAGAAATATCTACCCATTTTTCTTTCTTAAACCACTTTGTAAGTCCACCAGTAGGCTTTGCCATTATGCAGTCCTATACTTTCCACCACGTTTCTTATACGTTCTGACCAAATAAGCATTGGCATAAGCTGATGGATATACGTCAAATTTTCTTTTTGTTTCGGCTTTTACTCTTGCGTACAGAGCCTTGTTTGTTGGTATTGCTTTTTTCTTGCTGCTTTTCTTTTTTTTGCTTAGTAATGCCATGATCTTGCTTTGCCCTCTTTTTTATTGAATCAACATATTTTTTCCAAAAAATATCAGCTATTGCATGAAAGAAATCGTATAACCTCATGTAAATATTACTCATTTTTTCCCCATCAGTTTCATTGCTTGACCAACACCTTTAATGCCAAATGAACTAGAAACGGCTATAAATAAAAGATATTGATACCATTTTGGTAATGTATTTAAGACTTCAAAACCTTGTCTGACATACTCTGTCATGCTCGGTATAAAGACTAATATTGCAGGTAGTAGTAAAACAATTAGAGCAAACTCATCTTTCCAACTGCTATCTGTGGCATCAGCCATAGATTTTTCCCATGCAATCTCACCTGATGCTATTTTTTCTGCTACTGCTGCTTTACTTTTAGCTTGAGCAACTTTAGCTTGGCCATCAGCTTTAACTTTTTCGACCTTAGATTCCATCCAAGAACTAGCAAGGTTAGCTATAGGCCCAATAAGGGCTGAAAACATATTATTTCCTATTCATAAAAGCAGATGCACCCATGTATGCAGCAACGATACCACCACCAGTGATATAAAAAAGATTACTAATATCTGCCAAAGCCTTAACTCTTTCCAAATCGACAAAGAACATAGCAAAAGTAAACAAAGCCATAGCAACCAAACTGGCAGTTGCCATACGTCTTTGCGCTCTTTGTTTTCGTAAATCATGTTCTAGCTTCTTTATTTCACTTACATGACTTAGTTCTTCGTCACTAACTATCCCATCACCATCTTCGTCATACTCTGCGTAGATAGATTCTTTCTGTAGTTTTTTTTGGGTCATTCTAAATTAACTGTTGGTAATGCTAAATTTTGTTGAAGGTTACCTGTAAAAGCATTTATAGCTTCTGCAAGTTCACCATCTTTACCAGGTAATGCTGCTAATTTACCAAATTGTGTTACTAGCTGATTAGGTGCTGTGTTAGCCACTTGAGCAGTCGATTTTACCCATCTAATAAATTTAGGGCTTGTCATTAGCTTTGCAGCAAATCTTGGTGCTAAAACTGTTGCACCTACTGCTGCACCTGCAACTGGCTGTCCTGTAAGAAATAAGCCACCTGATGTAAGTAATGATGTTACATTAGCAAAACCAATATTTACAGACCCAGTTCTTGATGGATTGTTAAGCAAACGTCTTTCATCAACTGTTCTTACAACCCTTACAAGACTATCTATTTCTTTTGCTATTTCTTTTTGTCTTGGTCTGTTAAATAAAACTCTCTTAACACCTGTATCTAATTTATTCCACTCATTTAAAAATGTTGTGGGTGACCAACCAGAATTAGGATCAGCTTTGTTATAACCTAATCTTGAAAATATAGTTGATGATACAGCATCCCTTTCTGGTTTTGTAAGTGTTTTAAAAACCTCTTTTATTCTTTGACTTCCTTGTTTGCCACCTTGCATAGCAAAAGTAAAAATCTGTGAATCAAGTGCTTTGTTTTGAATAGTCTCAATAGTTTTTTCTACACCACCTGTTTTCTTAGAAACGAACTTATTATATTGATCTGCTTTTTTTAACAACCTACTTGCTTCTGGGCTAACAGCATCAACAGATGCAAATATGTCTTTTGACAACGCACCATAAATAGCATTTAACTTGCCATCACCTGTAGACTCAATTTTTATTTTTCCTGGTGTAGCAGGGCCAATTATTCTACCTATTTCAGTACGAATTTGTCTAGCAGCACTTAAAGGCACAGACCCATCGGTAGCATCATTTAACAAATTATTAATTTTATCTAATGATGGTTTATATATACTTTTCAATGTGTTAGGTGCTGAAGCTAATTCATTTTCTAAATTTGCTTTCAATGTTCTTATATTGTTCAAATTTACTTTTGCATTACCTGCTGCATCAAAAGCTGCCCCATACAAAGCTTCTTTTTTATTCTGTATTTTTTCAAAATAATTTTTTGAACCTGTTTTTATTATTGTGCCAACATCTTGAATACTTGGTGCAGCATCGCCTAAATCTTTTGTAATTTTACCTACTACATCTTGAAGTTGTTTTTGTAATTTATCTCTTGATGCACCAATAATGTCAGCAGCAAATATATTACCACCTAGCACTTCTTCAACATTAGCAACACCTCTGCTACCTGTTAATGTGGCAACTGTTGGCTGTACTCCAATTTTATCAAAGTCACTTGCTCTTTGGCCTGGTCTTATACCACTTAAAGTTTGTGTGCCTTTTTTTATCCCAGATTGTACACCTTTTAATAATTTATCAGCAGCAGCACCACCAACGGCTTCCATGCCTATGTTCTCACCTGCTCTAATAATGTTTTGTGCTAAAGGTCTTTCAACATTACCAGGTGTAAGGGCATCACTTACTACATCATATAATTGACCACCCATTTCACTACCCATAGCAACACCAACAGGAGTTGTAACTACACCAGGAGATGTTACAGCACCACCAATAAAACCACCTACTCCACTAGCAAATTCTCTGCCTACACTTGGTATATCTCCCCAATCAAGTCCAGGTGGGTTGTAAACAGTTAGGTTGTCATTTCTATCTAAAAAGAAAAGATTATCTGCACCATATTTATTTACAATATCAAGGTTAGGATTTGCTTTTTGTAAATCTTGTGCTGTGTAAACCTTTGGATAATATTTTTCTAATATAGATTTTCTTTGATTGTCAGGGGCATTGCCTACTGCTGCTCTTATAGCAAATGATGCACCACTTTCATCAATAGATACTTGTTTAGCCATTGTATATCCTAGTTTGGAAGATTGATTTTGTTGCTAGTTGTTTTTTGGTCACTTTTTTTCAAGTAATCATTCACATTTATGTTTGGTAAATTTTTGATTGATCTACCTTGTTTGAAGGCTTCAATATTTGTTCCTAGTTCAATTATTAACCTCTCAACATTAGCACGAACTGTGCTACCTCTAGTTGTTATGCCTGGTACAATTTGACTTAAATAAAGATTAATTTCTTGCTGATTAGCTGTTGCACCAGTTCTTTTTCTTAGTCTAAGGTCAACTAGGTTCTGTATGGCATTATATAATTTTTGTGCATCTCCACTTCCTGCCCTTCCAATAGATGATCCAGAAAGAACTGCTACACTTTGATTATACTGCCCATTCTGAAGGTCACCACCAAACATAATATCTATAATTGTTTTAATATCATTTGATGCTGATGCTGCATCTGAAACAAAAGATGCTTCTTTTTCAGATAATTTAGATGTTTTTGTAATAATAGGTTTTTCTTCTGGTTTTGTACCATTTTGTGATGCTTGACTTACATTGCCACTCAAAACTGATTCTAAATTAATACCTGGTATTTGCTTCAACTCTATATTATTTGTTTCTGGATTTACTACGTTTATGTTTGTTGGCCTTGATAAAATTTGCTTTAGACCTAAAAGTTCTTGGTTTTCTGCATTTGATCTATTTGGATTATTGTTTAGTTCTATTGCTCGGTTAAGCATATTTGCCATACTTCCCATGCTACCTGTTTGTGAGCCACTAATGTTTTTAATTGATCCACTTACAGAGCCTATTTGGTAAACCTGACCTCTACTTGTATCAAGTCCTTTTGCTTGAGCTTGTTCATTTGATAGTGTTGTAAATGTTTCAGTAGGTTTTTGTGTGGCTTTTGTAATTTCCATATTAGCTGCTAGTGGCAAAGCTACTTCTGGTGCAACATTTGATAAACCTGATAATATAGGTGTTTTACTTAAATCTATACCAGCTAGTGCATTTGCTAGTTGATTTTGATATTCATTTTCTCTTGCCACCTGTCGGTCTATTGCACCTTTTTGTAGGTAAGCACCAATCAATGCAGAACTAAGTCTACCAAGACCTTGTAAGGGTGTTCTTACTGGTGCTGACGATAAACCTTGCTGTTGTAGTTGTTGGCCTAATATACGTCTAGGATCAGATTGAAACGCAGGGTTTAGTGCTTTATATCTAAAACTTGGACTATTTGGTAACCCCATCATTGTTCTTGGTGATATTGCCATTATTTATCCTATCTAAGTAAGTATGCTGCGCCTAGATTACCTGCCAATCCAAATAATCCACCTAAATCTGCTGATCTACTTGCCATAGCTTGATTGAAAGCATTTTGTTGTGCTGCCTGTTGTGCTGCAAATGCTCCTTGAGTATCTATTGCTCCTGGTGCAAAGAAACTAGCTTGTTGTATTTGTGGGCCACCAAGTAAGGCTGCTAACTCATTAAAGTTCTGACTTCTTAGTGCATTTCTTTCAGCTATTTCACGTTGTCTTTGTTGTTGTGCAATTTGATTAGATAGTAACTGATCGGCTATCTGTTGCTGTCTTGCTGCGTTTTGTAACTGAACATTGGCTGCATCTTGTCCAAATGCCTGTTGTTGTCTCGCTAGTCCGAACTCACCTGTGGCTGCTCTTTCACCAAACTCCATAGCCCTATTCTGTCTAGCCTGATTGACTAATCTATCAGATTCTTGACCTGCTGCTAATGTAGCCTGTTGCGCTAGTCTCTGTAGTTGTTCATTTTGTTGTGATTCAAGCCTGTTTACAGCTTGGTTATATGGATCACTTGTAATAGGTATGCCACGATTTATTAGATTGGTTTCTAGTTCTTCTCTTTGTCTAGTAAACTCTGGCTGTAACAAACCTAACTGTCTATTAAACAAAGTTTGTTCAATAGTGCTTCTAAATGCTTCTGGGTCAGATTGTAAAGCAGTCAAACCCTCTGTGCTTAGTGCTTGTGGTAAGCCTACATCTGTTCCTATATTTTGATTAAATGCTTGTAAATTAGCAAGTTGTGTGGGATCAATCTCTTGTGCTGCACTTATACCTGATAATGTTGGTGCTGTTCTAAATGGATTTTGAAAGTCAGGATCATCTTGGAATATAGGTGTACCATCAGGATTTTGCCCTATAACTGTACGACCTGTAACTCTACCAAATGCAAGATTACCAAGACCTAAACCAGTACCTTCTGTAGCTGCTCTTAGTTGTGCTTGAAAAGGTGTTTCTTGTGTAAATGCTGCTGCTTGACCATCTTCAGGTACTACACCTTGCACAAACTGTCCCTGATCTCCTACAGAACCAAATAATAAATTACCATAAGGTGTAAACTGTGTAATCCTGTTGGCATTAGCTTGAGCATTAATTAACTCATTTGGATTAGGTGCAGGAGGTGGAGTTGGACTGCTTTTACCCATATTTTAATTCCTTCTTAGTTTTCTTTATCCATTTACATTCATCTTTTAACATTCCCCAAATAATCGCATCATTGGGATAATACATCTGTCTCAATATACCCTCTGGTGTAAAACCTAACTGTCTGTTCATTTTCATGGCTTTGTGGTTACTTTCATCGCAAGTAACTAGCAATCTGTTTGCATCACATTGTATGAATGGATAAGCAAACAAAGAATACAGGACAGACCGAGTAGCCCATCTAGGGGAGGAGGATGCTAAACTAGCTTCAATCTGTCCATCTCGGTAATCGTGAAAAACTGCACCTGCAATCAACTGATTATCTCTTTGAACACCAATAGCTGTACTTGGCCCAAACCCTCTAATCCCAATTTTTTTCGCAACCCATGCTCTTACATAATCATCTATGTTTGTAACTATAGAAATCACTAATATACTCTTACTTTGTCTTTATCTATTTGTGGCACAAGTTTACATATACAGTTGTATTTCATGTTCTCACCTGTAGCACTATCGTATGTTTGTTCACTTAAATACTCTGTATAGAATGTGCAATCTGCAACATTTCTAAAATAAATTGCGCCTTGTGCTACACCATTAAGATAACAAGCCAACATAAATGCAGTCATATTATACCTTTTTTCTTAGCAATAATTGCTAGGACAGTTACTACACCTGCACATAAAGCAGTAATTAATATTGCCAAAACAGTTTTTAAAATTATATCTTCAATTTTTTCTTTTCTTTTTTGCCGATCAATTGCAGCTTGTTTACGTCTTTTTCTTGCTTCAGAGCAATGCGCCAAATAATCTGTGTAGAGATTAGGTCTGCCATAAAGTTGCATAAATTCTCTAAGTTGCTCTTTCTTTCTTCTTATTTCTTCTAAAGCCATAAATTCTTCTAGGTCATTGTCTTGTTTACCTAAAAAATTAGTCCACAAACTGTTTTTACGTTTATGTAAATCTTTTTGTAATTGATCCTCTGCGCTTACAAATTTGCCTATGGCTGCTCCTGCCGAACTTATCTCCTTACCATTTTCGATGGTTTTTTTAATGACAGCATAAGCTGCATTGGCTGCTGCCAACATCTCAAGCATAACATAATTTACCTACGTATTAGTTTTTAATAATTATTGATATTAGAAGCACGATGGTTGTACCTGCTGATCCAATTAGTACAGCTTCTAGTCTTTTAACTCTATTAAGTAACTCTATAAATCTTTCCTGGCTAAGTGCTGCTAGTGTATCTAATTCAGCCTTTACAGATTGCACACTAGGTTTTGCCATCAATCAGCATCCTCTATTTTATTGCCTTCCTTGACCCATTCTTGGATTGCTTGGTAGTCTATATTATCAGGAGCTAAAGGTATATGTAAGATTATATTAGAATTACTTTTAGTAGCTCTATAACTACATAATTTTCCTGTTGCTGGGTCTATATTTTTTTTAACACTATCAAACATAAATTACTCCTATAACTCTGCTGTTACTGCAACTTTTGAACTTGCATTATTAAACCTAAAAAATCCTGCATGACCTGCAGTACCACCACTTATATCTGTCTGATTATAAAATTCTATTCTTTGTGGATTGGATACACTTAAAGCAACATCGTCAATAGCATCATTAGAATTATTTCTAATAAAAACCATACCATTACTAACATCAGTTACTTCACCAGTTGGATTTGTTCTCATAGGAGTTGGTAATTCCACCACACCATAAACTGTTGTAGAATTATATGTTATACCAGGTGCAAGTGTACCACTTGAATTTTCAGCACCATCTGCAATCACAGTGTAATACCTCTGACACAAAGCTAGTTCTTCCCCAAATGACCTATGCTCAAATGGTGTGGCTTGTGAGCCTACTTCTAGTTGTATTCCTGTAATATAAAATTCATTATCAGTAGAAGATGCTAAATCAATGGTTTGTCCTGCTGCTTGATTAGCTGCAACATAAGATGCCCAAGATGTAGCTAATGTACCAGAAGTAGCATCAGAACCTGCTCTAAGATGCCATTCAATTCTAAATCCAGTTGTGTTGTCATTATCTATAGCACCTGATGTATCGCCTTCAAAAGTAATTGTTTTCTTTTCCCATGTATTGGCAGAACTTATGGTGTAAGATTTACTTATATGTCTACTATTAGGAGTGTCATATATTGTGACTATTGCAGTTCCAGTTAAATTACTTTTCACATGGAAAGATAGTGTCATTTTTTCTGCACTACTCGTGCCTTTTTTTAATTGTTGTAAATCTTGTCCTTCAATATCAGTAATAATTCTAAGTTGTTCTCCTGAACCTAAACTTGTATCAGCAGTCGTGCAATCAAATTTCATGGAAAAACCAAAGCCATCAGGTGAATCAGTTGATTGAGATATTGTAAATTCTGCACCAGATGTTCCACTTTCTGCAAATTTGAATCTATCTAAATAATATCCATTATCACCATTACCAACACCAGTATGGCTAGTTCCTCTTTGAGCTATTTGAAATGCACCATTGATGACAATATTCCTTCGCCCACCAATCTGACTATTGGTTAGGACTTCACCCATCTTTGCTAATTCTGCTGCTTTGGT